ATGAAGTATATCTGCATTGATGACGGGGCTCTCACAGAACTTATCTCTGGGCGCGAGTATCAGTCTATTGACTTCGAGGAGGGCGATCGCCTCGTCAAGTCTCTTTTTGGATATGTCTCTTTCGTTGCGAAAATGCGAAAGATTACGCTCTTCCAAGATAGCGAGGGCGCCTTTCTCACGACACCAGGGCCTTGGAAACGGAAAAAGTATCTAGTCATTGACTGTGAGATGTCAGCCTTGTTCACGCAGCTTCGATCTGGAGAGTCCCTTCAGTCTTTCCAGAAACTATTGCGGTTTTGCGCTAAGTATTGGTCGGGCGGAGTTCTTAACAATTCGGAAAAAATCGTCTCAGGCTCGTCCAAAGCAATTATCTTCCCTCTCGCATACTCTACGAGGCCGTATCGTATTGCGATCGAACGCGCTCCGATGGCCGATCGCTTGAAGAGACGGGACATGGACGGGCATTTCTTGCTGGTTTACAAGACGGGCTGGGAAGGTGCCAACTCATCAACAGAAACACCTGATGAAGCCAATTTCCGCCGAGTTTTTGATCGCCTGCAGGAAATCTACTCGGTGACTTCAAAAGCCCACGCTCAGGTAGACAAAGTAAGTGGGCATGAGCAAATAGCTGTCACAAACCTTGACCAGGACATTAAGCCTGTACATTCGCTACACAACCCATTTGATGATTGGGTTCCGCGCTTAACAGCTCGTCAGAAGAAGTTTGTTTTTGCGAACGCAAATACACCGCACCGTCTGCTCGGGCCAGCCGGGACTGGAAAAACACTGTCATTGCTTCTCAGGACTATCCGCGTGCTAGGTCAAGCCGAGCACGATGGAGACACTTGTAAAGCTCTACTCGTGACACACAGCGAAGCCACGAGGCAATCGATTAAGGATGCGCTGAGAGTGATTGATCCCAGTGCATATCAAGACCGAGACCCTAGAATTGAGCCAGTCTCTCTTTCGGTTGAAACACTGGCTTCCCTGTGCGCCAGCATCTTGAAACAATCGATCTCAGAGTCTGAGTTCGTGGACCGAGATGCGCAGGACTCGAAGCTTTTGCAGCAAATGTATATCGAGCAAGCCATCGAGCGTGTGCATACTGACGACTTTCATTCCTTTAAACCACACTTGAGCCCTAAAATGAAGGCGATTTGGGAAGCCAAGGGCAATAGTGAATTGGCTGTGCTGTTTCAACACGAGATTAGTGTTCTCATTAAGGGGCGTGCCGGCGACTCATTTGACGTTTACAAAAATTGTCCTTCACTGAAATACGGTCTCCCCATTTCGGGTGACGCTGATAAGGGGTTGAGTTTTCAAGTATTTAAGCGCTACCAAGAGCAGCTTGAGGCTTCAAGCCAGTTTGATACGGACGACGTAGTCATCTCGGCCGCTGGGCAACTTGACACCCCTATTTGGAGGCGTCGTCGTGCTAGAGAGGCCTATGACTTCATTGCCATAGACGAAACGCATCTCTTCAATATTAACGAGTTGCACATCTTCCATCATTTCACACGTCACGCTGATTCTTTACCAATTTCATTCACAGTTGATCATGCACAAGCAGTTGGTGACCGTGGTTGGAATGACGTCGATTCTTTTGCAGAGCTGTTCGGAGATGGATCACAGCTCGAAGAAGAGCAAACAGCTGTAAGCGCAGTTTTCCGAAGTTCACCGCAGATACGAGATTTCTGCCAGTCGGTTCTAGCTTCTGGTGCGACACTCTTCACTAATTTTGATGACACATTGGCTGCGACCACAAGTGCCTTCACCAGCGAAGAAGAAAGGCGCGCTCAACCCGTACGCTTTATTGAATATGCCGATGACGCGAGGCTTGTGATGGGAGCTTTTCAGAAAGCAGAAGAGTTGCAATCGGAAACCGGTTCTTCGCGCTCTCAGGTTCTGATCACTACGCTTGACGATGACCTCTTGAAACTATTGCAAGAATACTCTTCAAACCATAATAAGCCGACTACCTTTTTGAAACGCCGAGGCGACTTCACCACGGTCGCGACTGCTGAAAAGTCTGGTCACATCGTCCTAGGGCATGCAGATTTTGTCGGGGGTCTTGAATTTGACGTTGTCGTGATAGTGGGTGTCGATAAAGGGCGAGTCCCTCAAAATGGTGAAACAGAAGTATCCAACTCGAGGAGTTTTGCCTCGTATGCTGCGCACAACAGGCTATATGTGGCTGCTTCAAGAGCTAGATTTGCGCTGAATCTCTTGGGTGTTCAATCTCGTGGACCCAGTGACCTGTTGGGAGTTGCGATCAAGAACAAACTAATCGAGGGGATCACTTGAGGTAGCCACTTTAACCGCCCTGTGCTATCCCACACAACTACGGCACTCGACAAAAATAGACCACTCGGCCCAGAACGCTCAGCTCGTGGCTACGGGTGGCGTCGATGGTTTCTGGCGGGTAGGCGGCGGTGTTGTCTGAGATAAGCTCCAGTACATTATCCATCCGAACCCGCGCTCGTTTGACCAGAAGCGTTTCCCCAACTCTGAAAACATAGATGCAGCCATGGTTTATCTCGGTCTGGCTCTGGTCAACGATCAGCAGCGAATTGTCCGGGATCGTCGGCTGCATGCTGTCACCACGCGCCTTCATCAGGAAGCACTTGTCCGGTGACGCACCAAGGTCGTGCAAGAACACCCTTTCGAATGCGACAGAACCGGTTGGAAGCTCGTCCAGGGCAATGCGACCGAAGCCCGCTGCAGCTTCAGCCTCAAAGAAGGGCAGAGGAAGCCATTCGGTTTTTCCAATGGTGCTTTCGGAGGCTTCCTTCGGGAGCTCATTCTTTTTTTCAAACATTTCGCCGTCACCAGTAACCAACCATCTCACATTGACACCGCAATGTTTTCGGTAGGTGTTCAATGCAGTCGCGGTGGGCTCAGTTTCTCCGCGTTCATAAGCTGCCAAGGTATTCTTGCTGACACCTATCGCGCGGGCCAATTCGTCTCTCTCTGGGTCCCCTAACGCTTTCCTGACGTCGCGTAGGCGCCGTGCCAAAGGGGTTTTAGGTTCTACTTCCGGCCTAGCCAATCGCAATCACGCAATAAAACCAAAAATCCGTTTTACAAAAACAAAAAATTGGTTTAATCCTACATCTGTAGCGCACTCGCTGACGGCAAATGCGCGTTGTTTGACCCAAAAAATAGGCTGCTCCAACAGCCTGAGACCGGAGAGACAGATGCCGGATAAGCCCAAGACATGGGATCAGTTCGAGATTAAAGCAGAGCTTCATCGTCGCGGTATGACGCTGACGAAGCTTGCTGAAATCAACAAACTCAATCCCGGAACCTTTCGCGCCGTATGGAAGCGGCCCAACCAGAAAGTTGAGCGCGCGCTTTCGGCCTTTCTCAAGGTGCCGGTCGAGCGGCTGTTTCCGGACCGTTACCCCAAACGGTCTCACACTATTCTTTCGCGCAAATACGCCAAAGAGTCCATTCCCGCGCAGACATCCCACAAGAAGGATGCGGCGTGATGGTTGAGACGCGGCTGAAACATAAGGCTCTGGCCATTCTTTCCGCGCTTGCGGCAGGGCCGAGCTTTTTCTGGACTTCGTGGCCGGCGCTTACATTCATCCGCGTCTCGGCAACGACTCTGACCGGCTCAGCCTTTGTCCTCAAGTCTAATCGCCGGAGCGGATTAGACATGGATTTTGGCTTCCTAAATCAGATTTCGACATGCGGGAGAAACGCATGACCTTCAATCCTCACAACGCGAACGAACGCGAAGACGCGCTTTATCATGCCTGTATTGTGGCCGTGCGGGAGGGCTTTCCGCATTTGGCTCTCGCTGAGATCATTGATCCACCGAACGATATGTTCGACGCGGCTCTGGCACGGCAGATTGCATTGCACATCATGATCCGGCGCTTCCATGTGCCGAAACGGCGCGTCGTCGAAATGCAGGGCCGATCCCGCGAAGCGGTGAACCGCGCCTTGCGCACTATTGACGAACGTTGCGAGCGGTCCGTCTTCCTCGCCCATTATGCCTTTATCGCCGGGAGAGCCAGTTCCGTCTTGCTTTCGATGTTTGAGGAGGCTGCGTGATGGCTGTTTCCAAATCGATCCCGATTGCCAAAATCCATGTGCCGGAACGACTGCGCGCAGTTGAGGAGGATCATGCATTGGCGATCTCGGCAGCGATCGTAGAGCATGGGCTTTTGAACCCGGTAACGGTTCGCGCCACACCTGCCGCCAAGGGCGGGGCCTATACGCTTGTCGCTGGCGCACATCGGTTACGCGCCATGGAGCTTCTGGAAGAGGCGGAGATTGATGCGGTTGTTGTCGATGCCGATCAGGAAGAGGCCGTGCTGCTTGAGATCACCGAGAACCTTTTTCGCAATGAGCTCTCGGTGATGGACCGGGCGATCTTCGTGCAGACCTATCGCGATGTTTGGGAAAGCAAGTTCGGTAAGGTTGAACCGGGTCGTCCCGGAAATTCCGCCAACTTGGCGGAGTTAATCTCTCAGGAAGAACAGGCTGGCTTTTCGGCGAATGTTGCGGATCGAATGGGACTTTCTAAGCGTGCCGTTGAGCGGCTTGGCCAGATATCTAGACGCTTGCATTCCGATCTTCGCGCCGCCGTGCGCGGAACGCCGGTGGCGGATAATCAGGCCGCGCTGCTGAAGCTTGCCAAGATGGAGCCTCAGGACCAGCGCCGCGCGGCGATTGCACTTCGCGCTGAAGGCGGGGATCTTAAAAAAGCGCTTGGGCATGTGAAAGCCGTTCAACCTTCGGAAAAGCCTGAAGTGAAACGCGATGCCATGCTGAAGGCGCTTTTGGAAATCTGGTCAAAGTGCGACGAGGCGACGCGTAAGTCGTTTCTGGCGGAGATTGGTCAGGAGGATGCGGCATGAAACCCGATCCCGACCAGCTCGATTTCTTCGCAGAGCCACTGTTTCCGGTGCGAGAGGCCGCTCAGTCTATCGACCTCGAACGGTTCCGTGCGCGCGTGAAGCGCGCGATGGCGCGGGCCATTCGTGAATGCCCTTATGATCGGCCAACGATTGCGGCGCGCATGGCGCAGTATCTCAGCCTGCCGAACATCTCCAAGGCAACACTTGATGCTTATACAGCCGAAAGCAAGAGCGGCTACGACATCAGCCTGGTGCGGTTCAAAGCCTTTGTGCGTGCGACCGGTGCAGTCTGGCTTTGGGACGAGGTTGTTTCTGACGACGGATTGCTTCTGCTGGAAGGTGACGAAGCACGGCTTGCCGAGATCGCGCGACTTGAGCAGGAGCGGCGCAAGCTGACTGCGGATCTGAAAGCGCTGACGGCGCGACCGGTGAATATTCGGCGGGGGCGGCCATGAAAGAGTGGTTCACCAGCTCCGAACTGGCTGAGGCGCGCCTGCCGGATTTGCCCGCATCGCGCACGGGGGTCGAAAATTTCGGCGAGCGCCAAGGCTGGCGTGAGAGCCGTTTTGCCCGCAAGCGCAAAGGACGCGGCGGCGGCTATGAATATCATATCTCACTTTTGCCCGATGCCGCGCAGGCGCGACTTCGCGTGGCACATCTTGAGGCTGAGAATGAGAAGGACCGGAGTGCGGCAGCGGCCCGTAAGGCACTTTGGAAGAGATATGAGGCCCTTTCAAAGCCGCATAAGCAAACCTGTGAAAAGCGTTTGAATGCGCTTTTAAAGGTCAATGAGATGGTTGGCGCAGGTGTCAGTGCGCGTACCGCCTTTGAGGTGGTGGCGAAGATGGAAGGCGTTAGCGAGCGCATCCTCTATTACTGGCAATCACTGGCAGACAAAGCACCAAGGGCTGACTGGTTGGCCGCTCTGGCCCCTTCTTTTGCTTCGCAGAAAACGCATGCGGAATGCCATGAAAAAGCATGGCAGGTGCTGTTGTCCGACTATCTGCGACCGGAAGCGCCAGCTTTTTCGGCGTGCTATCGCCGGATGACGAAGGTTGCTGAACGCGAGGGTTGGTTACCGGTGCCGGGCGAACGCTCACTACGCCGCCGCCTTGAGGCCGAGGTGCCGCGCTCCGAACAGGTGATTGCGCGTGAAGGCAAGGAAAAGGCCAAGGCGCTTTATCCTGCCCAGCGACGCAGCAAGACCAACCTTCATGCGATGCAGATGGTCAATATGGATGGCCACAAGATCGACGTGTTTGTCCGTGTGCCCTGGTCTGAAAAACCGGTGCGTATGTATCTGCTCGGCATTCAGGATGTCTTTTCCGGGAAGATCGTTGCCTGGCGGCTTTCTGAAGCTGAAACCTGGACGGCGGTGCGGCTGGTGATCGGCGATATGGTCGAGCAATACGGCATTCCAGATGACATGGTCCTGGACAATGGCCGCGCTTTTGCCAGCAAATGGATTTCCGGCCAGACGCCGACAAGGTTTCGCAACAAAATCCGCCCCGAAGATCCGCGCGGCCTGGTGACGACACTCGGCATCAACCTTCTCTGGTCGCTGCCATATTCCGGCCAGTCAAAGCCGATCGAGCGCGCATGGCGTGATCTCGCAGAGGCGATTGGCAAGCATCCATTCTGCTCCGGCGCTTACACAGGCCCAAATCCTGATGCCAAACCGGAAAATTACGCACAACGCGCAATCCCGCTTGAGGACTTCCGGACGCATGTTGCTGCACAGATTGCAGACCACAATGCGCAGCCCGGCCGCCGCGCCGAAACCTGCAGGGGACGGAGCTTCGACGAAACCTTCGAGGCAAGCCTTGCGCAGCCGACCAGCATCGTGCGCTGGCCAACGGCCGCACAACGCTCAGTCTGGCTGCTGGCCTCTGAGGCTTTGAAAGCCGCCAAAGGTAACGGCCTGATCCATTTTCAGAAGAACCGGTACTGGTCGCCGGAGCTTAGCCAGTATGCGGGCAAGAAGGTCACGGTCCGGTTTGACCCGGATAATCTGCACCAGCCCCTCAAGGTCTACGACCTGAATGACCGGCTGATCTGCGAAGCCAATTGCCTTGACGATACCGGCTTTAAGGACATGGGCGCAGCCAAGGAACATGGCAAGGCACGCAGCAGCTATCTGAAGGCCGAAAAGGCCGCGCTAGCGGCGAAGCGGAAGCTGACCGCCAGCGAACTTGGGGAAATCATCTATCGCGGCAAAGACCCGCAAAAGCCTGCCAAGCCAATGCCGCAGCGTCCAGTGGTTACACGTCTGGCAACGGCTCACCAGCTCAAACCGGTACAGCAGGAAGATGATGATTTCGAAGAAAGTTTCTCCCGCGCGCTCTCCCTGATCAAGGGGGATGACGGGGTGATCAAGTTCCCGAAAGGGAAAGCGTCGGGCGAGTAAGGCCCGGCAAAATGACCGAGAAGTAGTGCGTACGGTTCCAAAAAAAGAGGGCGGGGAACTCCCCGCCCACAAATCTAAAGCAGAGGAACCATAGATGAATATTCACACAGGCACAAGCCAATCCAAAAGCAACTGGGAGCGTCCGATCGCAGGGCCGGAGCTTTCATCAAACAGATCGCAGGCCGATATCGACCTCTGGTGGTCGCTGATTGACCGCGTGATTGAGACGGCAACCACGAACGGCTGGACAAAGGCTGAGGTGGCGCGCCGGTGCGGCATGGCCGACGGCACGTTTTCACAGTGGGTGTCCGGCAAATATAACGGGCGTCTCGACAAGCAGAACCAGACCGTGCGGCAATGGCTGGAAGAGGTGGAAGATCAGACGGCATTCGCCGCTTCCATTCCGCAATCGCCGACATTCCTGAAAACCCAGACTGCGCGAGAGGTCGTTGAGACGTTGAACTGGGCACAGATCACGTCTGACTTCGTGATCGTCACGCTCGCCGCAGGCATGGGCAAGACGATAGCCTGCAGGCATTATTGCGCCACGCATCCACATGCTTATCTGGCGACCGTCAGCCCGCACACCAAAACCGTTCACGCCATGCTCGTGGAACTGGCTGCCGAGCTGAACGTGCAGGAGCACAATCCCGCCAAGCTGACACGGGCGATCGGCAAAAAGCTGGAGCGCATCGGCTCCGGCACGCTGCTGATCGTCGATGAAGCTCAGAACCTTGTCGATGATGCGATCAACCAACTTCGCCACTTTGTCGATATTTATGGCTGTGGCGTCGCACTTGTCGGCAATGATGAGGTCTATGGCCGGTTTACCAACAGGTCTGAGGGGCGCTCCTATGCGCAGCTCAAACGCCGGATCGGCAAACGTCTGAACCGCCAAAAGCCGCTGAAACAGGATCTGGAAACATTCATTGCCGCATGGGGCGTAAGCGATCCCGCCGCCATCAAGCTTCTTGCCGGGATCGGCTCGAAGGGTGGTGCGCTTGGCCAGATCGACAAGACGATGAAACTGGCTGCAATGCTGGCGCTTGGAAGAGGGGAGGACGTCGGTGTCAAGCATATCGAGACTGCCTGGCGGAACCGTGACGTGGAGGACATCGCCTGATGCGCCATCTCGACACAACACTGAGCGACACCATCACGTTTTACGCCCTGCAGTTTGAGGACTGCGCACACACGGGCTGCTCACTTTCTGCAGGTGAAACAGACCGGCTCGTCCAGCAGCTTAAGAAAATGCGAAAGCTTGCCCGCAATCTCGAACAGGAAGTCGCGGTTCACCGAATGACAGAAGCCCATCATACCCATGGTGCGGCTCTCGAAAAGGAAGCGAGCGTCAAACTTCAGCAGCTGGTGACTGACCCGGACGGCAAGATCGTCCGGCCTGATTTCAGAGGAGGCAGAAAATCATGAACCTTTGTGCATCCGAATATTTGTCCGGCGTGCGCGATGAAATGCGGCTTTTCGTGCGCACGCAAAAGCGTCCGAGCGTGCAGGAAATCGAATATATCGTAACCCGCCTCAATACCGGCATCGCCCTGGCAGAAGAGCTGGAAGAAGAAAACCAGCTCTACAAAAGCGCCCGGCATTCCCGCCCGGATCTGACATTGATTTTTCACGACGACAACAATGGAGGTGATGCGGCATGAATATAGAAGCTTGCATTCTCGAAACCCAGCAGAACCAGCCGCGCACCGCCGAAATTAATGGCGGTCGCTACATTGAGGACGTGCGCGGCCGGTTCGTACCGGAAGCGCTTTACCAGGCGCAGGTTCGCGACGTCGGTACCGGCGTAACGCTCGTCAATGGCCGCAAGATGATGACGGATGCGAGCGACCGGCTTGTGCCTCTGGATTTAGTGAAGCCGCAACATCAGTTGGAAGATGAAGTCGTGCGCAAGGTCATCGGCTTTGCCTTCGACCTGTCTGCCCAGATTGGCCGGTTTCTTGAACACACAATGATTGACCTGGATGGTTTCGATGCGCTTCTGGCTCAGGAATACGAAATCACCAAGGGTGGCAAGAAGGGCAACCGGACTTACCAGTCTTATGACGGTCTCTACAAAATTCAGGTGCAGGTGTCCGAGCGGATTGATTTCGGACCGGAGCTGCAGATTGCCAAAGGGCTGATCGACGAATGCCTGAATGAATGGTCGGCAGAAAGCCGCCCAGAGATCCAGGCGATTGTGACGCGCGCCTTCAATACTGACAAAGAAGGCCAGATCAATCGCGCCGAAATCTTCAGCCTGCTTCGTCACAATATTGAGGACGAGCGCTGGCAGCGGGCCATGGGCGCAATTCGTGATGCCATGCGGGTGACCGGCTCAAAGCAATATGTTCGCTTCTACTACCGCAGATCAGTCGAGGATCGCTGGCAGGCGATCACGATCGATCTGGCGAAGGCAGGGTGACAATGACCGTTTATCGTACCATCCATGCGATTTCAAACAAGCTCGGCCTTGATGATGAGGCGCGGCGCGGCGTTTACCAACGCGTATCGGGCAAACCAAAACTCACGCTGATGAACGAAACTGAGCGTCAGGCGGTTGCCGATGAGCTCAAGCGGCTTGACGATGACCGCCGACCGGATGGTCGCAGGAAGCTCACAGGTCCATTTGCACCAAAGCTGCAGGCTTTATGGATTGCCGCGTGGAACCTTGGCATTGTCTCCAATCGCGATGACAAGGCTCTGCTCGCCTTTGTCAAACGCCAGACCGGGATCGATCATACGCGCTTTCTCTACTATGGCGATGACGCGGCCAAAGCGATTGAAGCCCTGAAGGGCTGGATGACACGCGAGGCGGACGTCGACTGGCATGTGGACCGCAATTGTTCGATCTGGCGGCAGGCCGATGGCTACAGGATCGCCATGGCGCAGTGGTTTCTGCTGAAAATGCAGCCTGAAAACTTCTGGCCTGAAATCTGGTCTATCTCAGGTCATCGTTCCGGCGACCGGAATTTGAGCCGGGCCGAGTGGATCACCGTGATGAATGCGCTCGGGTCGCAGATCAGAGGCAGGAAAGGGTGAGGCATCCATGACCTATCTTCCGGAAGTGCTGGAAGAGATCGCCGAAGTCGCAGGCAAGGAGGCTGCCTGGGAAATCGCCCGCGCTCACGGCGGACGGATGGTCTATATTCCTGCTTCTCCGACAGGCGGTCACTGGCTGACACAGCTGGTTGGCTATGAGCGAGCCGCTAAAATCTGTGAGCATTTCCGTGTTGGTGATAGCGGCATGCGCATCCTTATACCGCTGGCTAAATATGCCAGCCAGCGCGAACGGCTTTCCCGTGCACTGGATGCGGGCATGAGCGCGCCAGAGGCGGCCGAAGTGTCGGGCATGCATGTGCGGTCGGCTTACCGGGCGCGGGCACGCCAGCGCAAAGACGGTGATGATAATCAGGGCGATCTTTTTTAGGCGTTATGACAAGATCATCATGGTGTTAATCGTTATAGTTGTTAAACTGCGACTGTCTACCAACGAGGTTTTTGATGAAAAAGATTGCTTTAATTTCAGCCGCCACACTGGTTTTGACCGCATCGCTTGCAACAGCACAGAACAGATACACGCCCGGCGTTTTTATGGAAATCATGGGGAGCGCACATGCCTATGAAGAACTGTGCGACAATCTGGTTATCGACGAGGACGTGATGCAGCAGGCCGCAATGGTCAACAACATCACTCAAATGGTTTTTGACGATGCTGGAAACCAGGCACGATTTACCGGCCAATACCAAAGAATGATTCAGTCCGCTGAGAGCTATACGGACCGAGATTTCTTCTGCGATAACGGATTGGTGGAGTTTGGAAAAGACGGGGTGAACTTCCCCGGCCTTCTGAAACAGAAAAACTGACCATTCTGACCTGCGGCCTGACATTGTCAGCCTGCTAATCCCATCTCTTAAAACAGCATACTGGCTCCGACTTCACGGTCAAGACGAAGTTCTTCGACCTCCAATCTGAAGACGGAAAGCCGGTATGCGCCCCATCAACGAGATCATTATTCACTGCACGGCCACGCCTGAAGGCCGACCGGTCAGGGTTGCCGAAATCAACGAATGGCACCTTGAGCGCGGCTGGTCCGGCATTGGCTATCATCGCGTCATCCATCTTGACGGCCGTCGCGAAACAGGCCGTCCGATGGAGCGTATCGGCGCGCATGTCAAAGGCCACAATACCGGTACGATCGGCGTGGTCTATGTCGGCGGCATGAACCGCGACTTCACGGCGGCTGCCGACACGCGGACGCCCGCCCAAAAAGAAGCGCTTCTGGCCGAAATCATCGATCTGCGCGATCGGTTCGATATCGGAAAGATCAGCGGTCATCACGACTATGATGCGGGCAAGGCCTGCCCTTCCTTCGACGCCCGTCCGGAATACGCCCACCTATTCCCCGCAATGGAAGAGATTGCTTCGTTCGAAGACGCGGTTCTGCAGCGCGGCGATATTGGCCCGGTCGTCGTTATCTGGACAGAGCAGCTTCACGATTTCCGCGAGATGATCGGCCACAAATGGCCGGTGCAGCCGACCGATACCTTCGATCACACAATCGAGATGGTCACCATCTGGTTCCAGAAGCATCGCGGCATTGTTGCTGATGGCATTGTCGGCCCGCAAACCCGTGATGAAATGGACCGGGCGCTGGCCGGAAAACCGCCCTTCAGGGCGATGGAGCTGTGATCATGGAGAAGCCAAGCTATCGCAGCTCCAAGCGCTTTATGGGCATTTCCCATGCGCTCGCCTGGGCGGTGATTTTCATCATCGTTGTATCCGCGTCCTATGGTTCAGACGGCGCGCTTGCACTTGCGCCGACCATCATTCCTCTGATGGTCGGAATGATCCTCGCTTTGCTCGGCATCCATCGCGGTCTTGGTTCCGTCGACATGCGCACCATCGCCCGTTTCGGCGGCCAGCCGGAAAAGGGAAGCTAATGCCCGCTTTTCTGGCGAAATATCTCTCACCGGGCGTGGTCGTTGTCGTGCTGTTATTGGTCACGACCGGCCTTGCGTTTCTGGCCGTCCGCGAAGTCAACGGCATGGTGAAGGATGCCAGGGCAAGTGCGGTGAGCGAGCGCGACGCCTTCTGGAAAGGCGAGATCGCCGAGGCGAATGCAGCGAAGAATGAAGCGGTCGCCGCGCAGCTGCGTGCTGTCATGCTCGCCGACAACAAAATTCGTGCGGCCGAGGCCGAAGCCGAAACCAAACTGAACGAAATGGAGAGAGCGAATGCGGCTTTGCCTGGTGGCGCTGCTTGCGGCCTTGGGCCTGAGCGCGTGCGTATCCTCCCCCGATGAACCGATCGTCATCACTGAGATAGTTAAACCGGTACTGCCGTCAGAGGCGCGCAAACCATGCCAGTCGCCTTCTGCGTTGCCGGATGATCGAGGCCTGACCGAGGCTGAAGTGACTTCGCTTTGGGGCGCTGATCGTGTGTCGCTGAAAACGTGCGAGACCCGGCGCGCGGCCGCCGTCAACGCGGTTGATGCTGCGCCGGAAACGATGGAGGCCGATGGTGGTTATTGAAGTCGGCACGTTTCTGCCCGTACTCACCGCGATTTCCTTGTTCATATCGATCGGCTCGTTTGTGCATTCGATCTTCACCGCCCGTGCGAAAGGCAACACTGCAAAGCTGGAGTCACTTGAGGAGGAAGTCACCAAGCTGGACCGCCGCACATTGAATGTCGAGGCAGAGGTCAAGCAGCTTCCGGGCAAAGACGAGTTGAACAAGCTGGAGCTTTCACTGGCCAAGCTTGAAGGCACGGTCACAGCAACAGGCCAGGCCGTTGGACGTGTTTCCATGACCGTGGATCGTATCGACAACTATCTCAGAAACCGGGGTGAAGGTGCATGAATTTTGAAGAAATTTCCACCCGCGATGCACGGCTGATCATGCTCAAAGGGCTGGCTGGCGAAGTTGATGGTGCATTGAACGAAACTTTGCTCACAGCGGTTCTTCGTACCTTCGGTCATAATCGCAGCCGCGACTATGTGCGCACGCAAATCCGCAAGCTGGAAGAGTTGGGCGCTGTCACCGTTACCGAAGCCGGTTCTGTGCTGATTGCCTCCATCACCCGCGCCGGGCTTGATCATGTCGAGCGCCGTTCGATTATCGAAGGTGTCGACCGTCCATCACCGGGAGTTTGAGCATGGCGACCAGAGGACGCGGCCGACTATCCAAGATCGATCTTTTACCCGAAGAATGTGACGATGTTGTCGCGTGGGCAGCGCAGGAAATGGCCGATCGCGACCGACCCTTAACCGAGATCTATCCGGAGTTCCGCGACAAGCTGATTGCCGTCCAGGGCGAATATGGCGTTGCCTTTGACATCCCATCTTTCTCCGCCTTCCACCGGCACTCAGTCAAGCTGGCGCAGATGACGCGCAGGCTTGAGCAGACCCGCGAAATGGCCGCGATCATTTCCGAGCGCATGGATGCCGAAGCTTCCGATGATTTGACGCTGATTGCCGCCGAGGCGATCAAGACGCTGATCTTCGAACTGCTCCAGTCTTCCGGCGAAAGCGGCCTTTCCACGAAGGGCGCTCAAGAGTTGGCCAATGCGCTGCGGGCGGCCACTGCCGCTCAGTCCGTCTCCACCACACGCCGCCAGAAGGTCGAGGCCGCGTTCGAAGCGAAGACAGAAGAGGTTATCGAGAAGGTCTCGCAGGAAGCCGGTCTCTCCTCTGAGACTATTGCACAGCTCCGCCGTGATTTCCTCGGCGTCAGACCGAAGGAAGGCCGCGCTTCATGAAGGGCAAACAGAACATTCCACGCGGGGAATGGCGCGACCCGATCCTGCCGCGCGAACCTGACAAGCTGCCGGAAGAATGGCCGCGCGGCGCGGATATCCCTGACGAACTGGACCCGCTTGCCGATGGCGTTCTCATGCTCCATCAAAGCGAGTGGCTGGAAGATGAAAGTGACCTGAAGGCGTGTGCAAAGGGCCGACGCACCGGCATCACCTTTGCCGAGGCGCTGGACGATACGCTGATTGCCGCCGCCAAGCGCTCGGCGGGCGGGCAAAATGTTTTCTATATTGGTGATACCAAGGATAAAGGCCGCGAGTTCATCGGCTATGTGGCGCAATTCGCAAAGACGGTTGCCAAGCAGCTCGTGTCGATCGAAGACAGTTTCTTCACCGACCAGAAGGCCGACGGCTCAACCCGCCAGATCGCTTCTTATGTCATTCGCTTTGCATCCGGCTTCCGCGTCGAGGCGCTCTCGTCCCGGCCGGAAAATATTCGTGGCCTGCAGGGCGTCGTCGTCATCGATGAGGCTGCGTTTCACAAGGATGTCCGTGAAGTCCTGGATGCGGTAAACGCGCTTCTGATCTGGGGTGGCAAGATCCGCGTGATCTCCTCGCACAATGGCAACCTGAACCCGTTCAACGAATTGCTGCGCGAGGCGCGTGCGGGCAAGGTACCGTTCAGCGTCCACGAAATCCCGTTCACCGATGCTGTCACAAATGGTCTCTATCGCCGGGTCTGCCTGATCAAAGGGGCCGAATGGACCGAAGAAGGCGAGCGCGAATGGGAAGGGCAAATCCGCAATTCCTATGGTGTGCGCACTGCCAAAATGCGGCAGGAGCTGGACGCAATCCCTGCCGATGCCGAAGGCGCGGCGCTTTCCCGCGTCCAGATTGAAGCCTGCATGAAACAGGGCATTCCGGTCATTCGCTGGGCCTGCAACGACGATTTCAAGAATGCGTCTGATGACGTGCGCACCCGCGCGGCGCTGGATTTCTGCGAGAAGGAACTGAAGCCTGTTCTCGACCGGCTGGACAAACGCCGGTCGCATTATTTCGGTGAGGACTTTGCGCGCAAGGGCGATGCGACGGTCATCCTGCCGCTTGAACTTGGCCGGGATCTCGTTCGCCGTGCCGTGGCCCAGGTTGAATTGCGCAATGTGCCCTTCGATCAGCAGCGCGAGATCCTGTTTTATATCGTTGACCGCTTGCCGCGCATGTCTGGCGGTGCGCTCGATGCGCGCGGCAATGGTGCCTATCTGGCGGAAAAGGCAGCCCAGCGCTATGGCTCGAATGTCGTTGAGGTTCAGCTTTCCGACAGCTGGTACAAGACCGAGATGCCCGCCTATCTTGAAGCTTTCGGCGACAAGACGATTGTGCTGCCTGCCAGCGAAGACACGCTCACCGATCATCAGGCGCTCGCCTATGTCAACGGCTATGTGAAGATCCCGGACAATCACCGCTTCAAAGGCACGGACGGCTTTGACCGCCATGGCGACAGCGCCATTGCAGGCGCGCTGGCCTATTTCGCAACACGGCAGGAGATCGAGATCATCGAATATACCGGCGCACACGAGACGGTCGATGAAGGCGTGAAGCTGTTTGACGACGATGAAACCACCGGCGGCGGCATGCTGCCGGAACTTTCCGGAGGCCTTTACTGATGGTGCTCTATGACCACCGTGGTGAACCAATAAAAACCGCCAAACTGAAAGAAGAGTTCGCAGCGCCTGAAACGTTCGGCGTACGCTCGGTCTGGCAGGACACGATTGCCAGCGGTCTCACGCCGCATGGTCTGGCCTATCTGCTCGACCAGGCAGCGCGCGGTTATCATGAGCGTTACATTGCGTTGGCCAGTGAGATGGAGGAACGGGATCTTCATTATGCTGCGGTTCTTTCCACGCGAAAGCTCGCCATTGCAGGAATTGCCCCGACAGTGACAGCGGCTTCCGACAGTTCGGAAGACGAAAAGATAGCCGACGATGTGCGCTGGCTCGTCAGTCAGCCCGAATTCATCGACGATTACGTGCTGGATTTGCTTGATGCGCTCGGAAAGGGCTTTTCCGTTGTCGAAACGCTCTGGGACTTTTCCGAGCGACAATGGTGGCCGAAAGGTTATCGCTGGCGCGACCAGCGCTATTTCGTCATCGACCGAAGAGATGGTGAGACGCTCCGCCTGAAAGATGGCACCAATCTGCAGGGCATTGATCTTCCTGCTTTCCAGTTCACCATTCATCATCCGAAGTTGAAAAGCGGTCTGCCGGTGCGTGGCGGGCTGGCGCGTCTTGCTGCCTGGGCGTTTCTGTTCAAGTCCTACACGCTTAAAGACTGGATGGCGTTTCTGGAAGTCTACGGCATGCCGTTCCGTGTTGGCCGCTATGGCAAGGGAACGTCGCCGGAAGAACGGCGCGTGTTGTTGAAAGCCGTGCGCCAGCTTTCCTCCGATGCCGCAGCGATCATTCCGCGCGAAATGGATATCGAGTTTATCGAAGCCAAAGGCGGCTCCGGCAATGCGGTCTTTGCTGCCAAGGCGGAGTATCTCGACAAGCAATTATCAAAAGGTGTGCTCGGGCAGACCATGACCAGCGATGATGGTGCGTCGATGGCGCAGGCGCAGATCCATGAAAATGTCCGCATGGATATTGCGCATGCAGATGCTCGTCAGATTGTCGCTACGATCAACCGTGATCTGATCCGGCCGTTTGTGGATCTGAACCATGGTTCGCGCGACAAGTATCCACGGGTTGAATGGCCGATTGCTGAGCCTGAAGACGTCAAGGCTTTGGCTCAGGCACTGGAAAAACTTGTTCCACTCGGCCTCAAGGTTTCAATGTCCGACATTCGAAGCAAACTTGCCTTGGATGAACCGGAGGATGAGGAAGAGGTTCTCACAGCGCCAGCCGCCCCGCCATCAGCGGCTCCGCCACCGGAAGAACCACCGGAAGAACCACCGGAAACGGCACGGTTGAAGCCATGCGCGCATTGCGGTGAGGTGCACACCGCCGCCACCGAACAGAGCGAACTGGATGCGCTGGCCGAAGACGCGCTTGCCAATTGGGAGACCGACCTTGAGCCGATGATAAAGCCGCTTCGAGACCTGTTTGAACGGGCGACATCCTATGAAGATATCGAAAACGGACTGGATGATCTGATCGCCAAAATGGATGCAGGTCCGGTCGCCGATCGGCTGGCGAAGCTCGCAATGAAAGCGCGCGGCCTTGGCGATCTCGCAGATGAATAATCCGGCGAAGCCGCAAGCGCGACCGCGCGGCGGCAGTGTGAGGACAAAACATGTCTGATCTGTTCAAAACCGCACCGAAAGAGGTCACGCGCTATTTTGACAGCAAAGGATCGGTGCCGACTTTCGACTGGCGCGACATTGCACCGGACGAACATGCCTTCACCTTCACCGTTGCCAAGACGGCTGGCTTTGATGTCCTGGACGATATCCACGATGAGCTTGCAAGGGCGGTGCGCGATCAGGTGCCCTTCGAGGAATTCCGCCAAAGCCTCACGCCAACGCTGCAGAAGAAAGGCTGGTGGGGCCGCGCCATCGCCACCGACCCGAAGACCGGTGTTCCCGATATCGTCCAGCTCGGTTCGCCGCACCGTCTCAAAACCATCTATTGGGCGAACACGCGCACGGCCTATGCGGCCGGTGAATGGGAACGCACCCAGCGCAACAAGGCGTTTCTGCCCTTCATCCTTTACCAACGCACAATCGCCCGCGATCCGCGCGACGAGCATCTGGGCTTTGTCGGGATCGTTTTGCCGGTCGAACATCCCTTTTGGGAAACGCACTACCCGCCGAACGGTTGGGGCTGCGAATGCACGGTGCGGCAGATCTCGCGGCGCGAGGCGATTGCACTTGGCTGGTCGGAAGATCAGGAAGAGCCGGTCGTTGTTTTCGAGAACTGGAAGAACAAGCGCACCGGCAAGACCGAGAAAGTGCCGCGCGGCATAGATCCCGGTTGGGCGCAAAACCCCGGCAAGAACCGCGCGAAGAATGTTTCGAGCTTCCTGTCGGATCGCGTCGCGGCCCTTCCGGGTAATCGGCGCACCGCCGCGATTGAGGACATTGTCGGCTCACCGCTTCTGAAGGCGATGTATGAGAAGCCGAAGAAAGGCATGTTCCTGCCCATTGCCCCCGTCAGGCAGGACCTCGCCCAGGCACTTGGCGCAGAGCCAAGCTTCGTGCGGTTGTCATCGGATAGCCTGCAGCACATGATCAACGAACGCAAAGAACGTGGGCTGACCCTTGAGGATATGAGCTCTGCCCTGACCGTCGCCGCGAACCCGGAAGCGGCCATTCCGCTCAAATCGAAAAAGGGGTTCACCTACCTGGGAGAAGCCAATGGCAAAAAATGGCGGCTCGTCGTGAAAGCGGTCACGAATGTGCGTAGCGGCGAGACGGAATGGTGGCTTAACAGCTTTCACCGCAAAACGCGCAAAGAGATTGACCGCATCGTCAGACGGGCAGAGAGAGACGGCACATTGCTGAAATGAGAATAACGGCGTGGAAGGTCGTGAACTCCTTCGCTGATCCGGCAAGCCGTCCAGGTAGCACGAAAATGGCTCACGCCGTGAGCACATAGTTCCACAGTTTCCAGTTTTTTTCAACTGAGACAGGCTGTCCGTAGAAGCATCGCTAAGAGATACATTCTAGTTGACCGGTATTCGTAACTGCAACAATGTCTAGCAAGAGTGCTTCAGATAAGGTGGGCGTAATTTGGCAAAAATTGAAACGATCCTTCGAAAGGCAATTGACGACCTACCGAAACAGGACCGCGCCCAAAGGATGCGCATATACACAAGAGCCTATTTGGCTGTGCGGCGGCAAATGGATCGTATGAACCCGCGACCACCCCGCGCGATGTTTGATAGGCAGATTGCCAAAGTCGAGGATGCCATACTCAACGTAGAGTCCTCATTTTCGGAAGATGATCCCACTGCCGAATTAGCCCATATGACTGACGAGGAAAATTCCGATATCGATCGACCGGACCTCTCGACTGGCAGTGACGCTTTTCTAGCGTTGACCTTGGCAGAGCTGGAAGAATTGACGCATGATGCCATAGAGCGGGAAAAGAGCCATTGGACCCCGACTCAACTCATGAGACTTTGGGCCTCGGAGCATGATGGTTCTAGTTCAATCCGTTTCCCGCCAATCAATCTAGTCGCTCACGACGAGCCTGGTCTTTCATTTCAACCTCGCGACGATGGTAGATATAGGCTAAAGCGTAGCGGCAAGGCCTCGACTGATGACCTGAATGATGTCAGCTTGCTTTGGGGAGAGCTGGTTGAAATCACGGCATTAATGATCGAGAAGGCCAGCGTTTCCAATACACATACCGAAATGTCCGTTGTCATATAAAATGGGACATCAGAGCGGCTTGAGCATTGGAGGCTCTGGCTGGTTTGTGTGATTGATTATGCTGCTTGTTTTTGATGTTGCAAGCGGCGTTGTCGGATTGTCTGTTTCTTGACCTTTTCTCTTTCCCTGAGAATGGCTTTGTCGCGACCGAAGTAGACGTCAGCTGGTGTGACGTTGTTCAGGCTCTCGTGGTAACGCTGGTTGTTATAATATTCGACGAAGGCCCCGATCTGACGTTCAAGATCGCCTGGCAAATAGTAGTTTTCCAGCAGAACCCTGTTTTTCATGGTCTGGTGCCAACGTTCGATTTTGCCTTGGGTCTGCGGGTGCAATGGTGCGCCGCGGACATGCGTCATTTTCTGATCCTCCAACCACTTGGCCAGATCGCCAGAGATGTAGCATGAGCCGTTGTCGCTGAGCAGACGTGGCTTGTGCCGCACAACCGCCTGGTCGCAGCCTGATGTTGTCAGAGCCAGCTCAATCGTATCTGTCACATCTTCGGCCCGCATATTTGTGCAGAGTTTCCAGGCGATGATGTAGCGGCTGTAATCATCCAAGATCGTGCTGAGATAATACCATCCCCAACCGATGATCTTGAAGTAGGTGAAGTCTGTTTGCCACATCTCGTTGATGGCTGTGGTTTTGTCTTTGAATTCCTCCGCCGCTTTGACCACCACATAATCAGGGGCAGTAATCAGATCAGCAGCTTTGAGAATGCGGTAAGCCGATGATTCAGATATAAAATACCGCTTATCATCCGTGTA